TTTCCTTATGGATCGTCAGAATCACATTCGGGACACGGCCGATCTTGCCCTTCACGCCCGAGAGCGGGATGGGCTGGAGACCATCGGAGTACTCGCCCGTTACGTGGTGCAGGGACAGGACATGGGCCCCGGTGACCCGAGCCATGTCAGACATGTACTCGCACATGGCTTCCAGGCCGAAGGTGAAGGACTCCGCGCTGTCGTTCGCGGCGTCGCCGGCAACGTTGGTGATGTTGTCCACCACGATCAAGTGCGGGAATATGCCGAACACTTCGCGGTATGCCTTGAGGTCACGCTCAATCGTCATGAGCGTGGGTCGAGCCTCGTAGTTGAACCGAATCCACCAGCGTTTCGCTAGGTACTTCACGTACTCCCCGAACTCGTCCTTCAGGAGCCGACTCTTCACGTCCCTCACGTTGTCGCCCGTGAGGATGGCCGTGGCCCTGGTGAGCTGGGTAGCGGCGTTGCTGTCGGCGCTGTAGTACATCACCGGGATGTTCCCGTACAGCGCCAGGTTCAGAGCGAACAGCGACTTGCCCGTGCCGGGTCCGGCAGCGACGAGCGAGAACTCACCGCGCCGGAACTCGACCTCATGCTTCGCCAGGCCCACAAATGGAGAAGGGAGTGGTTCACCCGCTGCCCCCTTCACCAGAACCGATTGCGGAAGGCTGTAAATGTCGTTCTCCTTTCCCTACTTCCATAGATACAGGGCTAGCGTCGCAGTTTCAAGTTTTGTCCGAAAAAAATATGCACGCATGCGACACGTCGCAGAACCGGCAGTCGAAGCCAGGGTTCGCCGGGAAGTTGCCGGCCTTCACCTGGGCGTCCATGTCGGCATACCGCTGCCCGATCTCGTCTTCAGACACCTCGGACACCTTCACCGGCCGGGACAGCTTGCCCGTCTTGGCGAGGTACCAGTCAGCCAGCCCGACGTTCACGCCCCACTGCTGCCGCATCGCCACGGAGTACGACTGCAACTGAAACTTGCTCTTCATGCTGCCCGTCTTGAGGTCCCGGACCCTCACAGCCCCCTCACCCTCGTTGAGGGCCTGGTCGATGAAGCCGCGCACCTTGATGCCGCCCAGCTCGACCATGAAGGACAGCTCCAGTGCCGGCGCCCCGTCCGGCTGCTTCCAGATGGCCGGCTCGTTGTTCAGGCTCCACTCGACGTAGGCCCGCGTGTGCTCCAGCCCCAGGAAGTAGCGGCGCTCGATGTCTTCTCCGCCCGTGTAGCGGCCCGCAGCCAGCCACACGTCAGTGTTGGGCTCCTTCTCCAGAGCCTTGTTCGTCAAGGCCGTGTACTCGTCGTGGAAGACCTCTGCGACCTCTTCGGCCCCCAACGCACGGGACGACCTCTCGAACGCCTCAGCGGCGCTGTGAAAGGCCGTCCCGTGGTGGCTCCAGGCCGCGGGCCTGGGGACCACGCGCTCTACCCGCTGGAGGTAGAAGCGCCATGCACACTTCTCGTACTGCTCTACCTGACTGACACTTCTCGGCTGCGTCTCGATGCTCAAATGCGCCTCGCATATCGAATGATCTTGAATGAACTACTGCCTTCGAGTTCAGGGTGAGGTCGATCGAAGCTCAGTCGCTCCAACTCGACCGCATTTCCGGCCGCCGACAGCCGGGCCTCAATGCTGATGAGCCGGGCGGTGCCCTCGTCCCCCATCTGGTCGGACGTGATCACGTCCAGGTACTCAATCACGTAGCTAGATGCCCCAGCAGGCTTGGCCTGCGTGTGAAGGAGCAGGAGCCCGAACGCTTCGTCGTCCTCCGTGCTGTCCATGTCCGTGCACGTGGCGATCAGGTCGTGCAGCTCCTTGCGGAGAGCCTGCTCCCTCTCTACGGCTGTCACGAACTCAGAGAGGGTGACACCCCGGTGGCGGAGTCCATAGAAGTCGGGGATGGCGAACTCATGTGGAACGTCCTCCTTACTGCGCACATGGGGCACACGACTGCCCGGGAGCACCGGCACGGCTCCAGAGTCCTCAACCCCAAGTTCAAGCGTCACTTGCGCTCCTAAGTACCCACCCGCACGCGGACCCTGACACGACACCTTCACAACAGCTACACAGCTTGTTGCCCCTTGAATCAACGTAGCAGCGCTAAAGACGCGTCAACAGTCCCCGTTTTCGCAGGTGAGACGCGTCTGATCGTGTCCCAGAGGCAACCTTCACCCGTTGTCCTCACGCGCGACAGGTCATGATCCACTCATACCTGACTGAATCGGACAGCCCATACGGCAATGCCGTACGGCATGACGCCACATCACCTGTTTCGATTACGTTAAGTAACGATTCAAGATTCGGTAAAACGCCCAGGCTGGGCCGACAGCATGTGATTGCACCCACGTTGACCGCAGCAAAAAACCTCCCAACACGGTTTGTGCGGGAGGTCTTGTACTACCTACGGTAACTTAAGCAACCCTGAGTTCTCAGGCTTCGGCCGGAAGATCCAGGGCCTCACGGAGCTTGCCGGTAGGGAGTTCACGGCCCTCGGGCCAGCGGATGACCATACGCCCGTCTGAAGGCTCGCGAGGCAGGAGAACCCACGGTCCGCCTGGGGCGTCAGGCTGGAGGTCCATAACGGCATTCTGCGACCTGATCAAACGATCGAATCGTTCTGCGGCAATGCGCTGATTTTTAGTGAGCGCAGGGTCTCCGAGTTGCCGACGCAGGAATGCATAGAGGTCACGCGCACGATTCAGGTGAATGAATTCACCGCGTCGCGTCTCTATCGAAGGCCACGCAGCTTCGAGTATTTCCTTTGCCACAGTCCGGAAAGGCGCACGCTTAATACCCATTTGCTGAAGTCGCAAATTGACAGCCTGAACGGTAACGCCGAACATCTCGGAAATTTCCTTATCGGAAAATCCGTTCCTGTAGAGCTTCAGTAGCTCCGGGTTGTCCGGCAGTTTCGTCATCTTTTCCGAGTCCTGTCAGTGCGGTTTCATCACTGGGCGGTCAGTGAGTTCAGTTTCATCACTGGTGGGCATGGGTGCAGCGATCTTGGGACAAGCTACAGCCTTCGCTGCCACACTTTCAAGCCCGATCCACCAAGCGACCTGGGACGTTGGACTGTCACACCTTGAGAGTGTGACCTCGGTCTCACTTCCTCCAACTGGCGTCACAGACCAACAGCTTTGACACCGACATCCTTAGTGAGAGAGCGAGTGAAACGAGCGAACGAACGACCAGGACACAGTGTTGAAAAAGTCATTGTCTACTTGGCTGTAGACAGACTTTAAAAAGTCATACTTATAGATCTCATAAGCATCTCCTGTTGACCCTCTGTTGAGCGTGACCCGCTCCAGATGAGCCGTCCGGGAGACGGCCCCGGCTGCCAGACCAGAACCCGGCCGGGGCCTCAGACCTCAGGGAGGGGACATGCCCAGGGCCAAGAGCATCTGCCTGAACAAGGGCTGTCTCACCCCGACCATGCGAGACGGTCGCTGCGGAGAACACCAGCTCCGGAAGAGCTGGGATAGAACATCTGCTCGAAATGCTTCGAGGCCCTCTGACTGGTCTCGGCGTAGGGCGCGGACCCTCGCGCGGGACCGCTTCACTTGCCAGCAGTGCGGGGTGAGGGAGCACCTTGAGGTGGATCACATCGTCCCGGTAGCTCGCGGAGGCTCGTGGGAGCTGGACAACCTTTGGGTTCTATGTCGGACCTGCCACAAACGGAAGACATACACCGAACGTGGCAATAGCTAAGCAAATAACCCACCCGGTCCCTTGAGGGCCGGGTTTTTTCATCCCCAAGAACCCAGGAGGCCCTATGGCTGCTCGTGTAGCGATCCCCGTAACTACGTCCGACCGCGCTGGAGTCGTTCTGCCGGCTGCGACACCTGGTGACGCGACGAACTTCAACTCTGTGGTCAACAGCGGCTCAACGCTGCTCATCGTGAAGAACACCGGTGTCACCTCGCGCACGCTGACTGTCCGCCTCGATCGCACGGTGGACGGCTTCGCACCGGCGCCCAGGACCAAGACCCTGGCGGCGGGGACCACGCAGGTCTTCGGCCCGTTTGCGGTAGCCGACTACGGCCCGATCCTCCACGTCGACGTGGACAACGCCGAACTCACGATTCAGGCGCTCCGCATCTGACCCACTCCCACTAATTCATTCCTTCCGGAGGTTCCCCCATGCCTGCCCAGTGCAACGGCCACTGCTTTGACTGTCCCTACGAATTCTGCGCGCCTGAGACGCCCGCGCGGCGTCCGACCAAGTCAGCACAGCGGAACGAGTGGCGTCAGGACGCACTGTTCGAGCTGGAAGAGCTGGGGGACCTCTACGGGATCGACCCCGAGGCGGTGAGGCTCCCATGACCCGAGGGCCCAAGCCCAAGGAGAACGCCCAGAGGCGCAACAAGCACGAGCACGCTCAGACGCTCAGCAGCTCGACCACCGAGGGCCGTGCCCTCCCGCCTGGCCTTGGCATCAAGACCGCGGGAGCCAAGCGCTTCTGGAAGACCTGGGCGACTTCGCCGCAGGCCGGTGCGTGGGCTGAGACCGACTGGGCTGAGCTTGAGATCACGGTGAAGCTCGTTGACGCCTTCTATCAGGGCGATACCAAGTTGGCCGGTGAGATCAGACAGCGGGTGTCCAAGTGGGGCGCCACGGTCGAGGACCGCGCCCGACTGCGCATGACGATCGACGGCGACGAGGACCAGGCGCCCGACGAGGGCGCCGGCCCGGAGGCCGCGCCCCCCGCAACTACAGACATGGATGAGGAGCTGTACCGGCTGCTGAACGACTCTTAGTTCTTGTAACCAATTTGTGCCCCCACCTCCGAGGCGAATTTGTCTCGCGCCGCTTCCAGTTGCTCACAAGCTCTAATCCATCTCCTACTAGGCTCCGAATCTGGATCCTGCGCAGCCGTCGAATTAGCCCGCACGAAATTTACCGCCTCTATCAGCACGCCCACATGGGCATGCACCAGATCCGCAGCATCTCTCAAGGCCCCTCCAGCCACGTAGGGCCGAATTTCGGTACGGCAAGCGCCCATGGCCGCAGGGACGGCATCGTCATAAGTCCTCTGCACCGCGTCGGTCCACATGTCCGCACGAAGCGCTTCTATGAGATTTCTGGCGGCTTGATCTAGAGTCGACACCTTTGTTTCGAATCTATCGAAACGCCCTTTTAGTTCGCTTCTGCCATCTTTTTCCATTTCTGCGGCGGTCTGGTGCTTCGCCACCTTGAGATTCCCACGCCCGGCCATGCCAGCTCCAAGGACAGCCCCCGCCGCACTAGTGAAACCGGTGATGGCTGCCGTCCACATCGCCACTAGTCCCTGATCCACGCCGACATCTTCCCCCACGGGCTACGTCGCGCACCACAACTCCGTTCGGCAGCAACGGACTTCTTCGCCAACGGAGGTGAGCCCTTGCAGACAGGGAATTTGCCTGCTGGGGTACCGGCTCCGAACGAAACTCTCGGCTACCAAGTAATCCGCTGGGCACAGAAATACATCGTCCAGCCGGACGGCAAGAACGCCGGTGAGCCGTGGCAGTTCACGCAGGAACAGCTTCGATTTGTTTTGTGGTTCTACGCCATCAAGCCCGATGGCACATGGCGCTACTCGGCTGGCACGCTACGGCGTGCTAAGGGGTGGGGCAAGACACCATTGCTCGCCGCCCTGGCGATTGTCGAGTTCATCGGCCCCTGCCGCTTCAGCCATTGGGACGCCTTCGGGCTCCCGGTAGCCAAGCGCGTCCCGCTGCCTACGGTGCAGATCGGTGCGACCGCGCTGGACCAGACGGACCAGACGCTAGAGATGATCCGAGGAATGCTCTCGGAGTCCCCGGCCGAGAAAGAATTCGGCCTGGACATCGGTAAGGCTGTTGTCCAGTTCAAGTCTGGTAAGCCCGGCTCCATCAAGCCGAAGGCGACTGCCGGCCGAACGAATGAAGGTAATAGGCCCACGTTCGCGCTCATGGATGAGGTCCATCACTGGGTTGGCTCGAATGGTGGTCCGGACTTCTACCAGACCATCAAGCGAAACATCGAGAAGACGACCTCTGCCGGTTCGCGTTGGGTCACAACGACCAACGCCTACAACCCGAATGAGGACTCGGTCGCTCAGCAGATACACGAGTCAGAGATGGTCCGTGCGGGCTACTGGCTCTATGACTGCATCGAGGGCCAGATTGATCAAGACGAGCTGCGGGACGCAGAGAAGGTCAGCCAGGCCCTCATACAGGCATACGGCGACGCGACTTGGGCTGACATTCCCGGCCTGACTCGAACGATCCTCC